CCAGACCCAACCGGGTGATCAGGTTCCTTGCCTCTCCGTTCGGGCTCCAAACCTCACCCTGCATCTTGTAGAAGATTTCCTCAAGATCGGTCATCGCAACCGCGCCAAGCAGGGTGTGGGTCTGTTCGAGGTCGGCAACCTTTACTTCGGGATGAAACTTTTTGGTTTCCCAGAACATCAGAGTCTGATACCAAATCTTCGTTTCTCCAACCGGGTAAACATCATTAACACTTTTGTAGTTTGACATCGTTTAATCCTCCTTTAATCCGTATCGGATTCTTTAAGGATTCCTTAAACTAAAAAACGCAAGAAGTAAAGAAAAAAATTTCAAGTGTAAATATTGATACCCCATTTGGAGGTTTCGTCATACGTCCCCATCGCATTCATCCACCAATACGCATCCACATATTCATCCTGTTTCTTTATCGGTTCCCGCTCGTTCATAGGAACATCCTCAGGATAGTAACACCAGTCCAGATCCACCCACTGGTTGTCGGCTTCCCTTTTGTAGATCGTCCAAGCGTGACCGCCCAAAGCGTATCCGTCCTCAACCAATCCCGCATATGTTTTAATTCGATTATACGGCACGCCCGCAGCCAGTAACATAGAGTGTATGAGGAAGGCTCCATCCTCACAATCCCCTGTTCTCCGGTTGAGGGTTTCGGTAGGGTAGGCCCAACGCTCCAGCAACCCGTAGTTCTCCGCATCCGATACATAGGTGACGTTCTCTCGAACCCACTTCAATATCTTCTCAGCCTTCATATCATTGCTATCGTATGGAGACACGATCTGGGAAACGAGGGCTTTGATCTGGGGGTTGCCCCGTTGTATGTACTCCCGATAATCAACTCCATATACCCGGCCCTGAGGAGAATACAGCCCGGCTATCTTAACCTTGAGGGTGAGAATAGAGGTTGGGTCTGTATCCTTTACCGGAGGAAGCAAGATGTCTTGGATCTTAACAAGTGGAAGAACTTCCACCTGAGGCAGAAGTCCTTGAACTATTATTCCGGCTGTATTGATGTTCATATCTATCTCAATGCTCTCCTTCCTTCTTCGGTAAGGACAATGTGTCCTCCCATATCCCCTTTTGCCAATCCCTTTCTGACCAGAGAACCCACGGTGAAAAGTCTTGTGGAATCAATCGGGATTGTTCCCCCGGCCTTGTTCATCTTTCGCAACATCTCCATCTGAGCTGGGGTGACTCTTGGTTTGGGATAATACTCACCAACGTTCCGTTTCACAGCGTCCTCCTTTCTTAAAAAAAGTGCGGCGCAGTGCTAGGGCTACACCACGCCGCAAAAATCTGATTTGTTCCGACTTCTTTCTTATACCCTCTTTTTCAGTCATAGTCTAGTCTTGAACACGATGTGAATTTCCTGAACCACGTCTGACAAGTTCCTCAATATCCTCGTTATCTCTTCCGACAAGCCGGAAGCCTCAAGAAGTTGACCAACAGGTTCCGACTTGGACAACTCTCCGATCTCTCTTTTAATAACCTCTTCCGGCTTCACATGCTTTCCTTGACACCCCTTTGCCACCTTGATAACCAAACGGGCCATATCCTCCACGTCAGAATCATGGAACAACTTGGTAGGAATGTACTGCGGTCTTTGAAATTCGAAATATCCAGCGGGCACAAGATATCTCCGGAGCCTCTTGAACACGGAGTATATCTGAGAGTCATTGAGCTTGTTCTCTTGACCCTCAACTTCCATATACTTGATAATGGCCCCTGGGGTAGGATAAACAGTCACAGGAATACCGTTGGACCTTAGCTTATGCTGAACCCCATCCCACTCTTTCAATAAAGACAAAACAAAGGTTATCCTCGTTGAGGTTGTAAGTGAACCACTTGACATAAGTTGATACCTCCTTACTGCTTCTCTAGAATATACCCGGCAAGGTGGTCTATCAGGTCGGATAGGTAGCCTCTTGACCGGAGCCCTATTATAAACCATTCCCTTCATATTAATTAACTCGCCAGCCCTATGCTCACGAGCCTCTTTTGCCTTCTCATCATCCAGCCACTCTTGTAAGGGCTTTCCATCTACTGTTATCTGTTCTTTGTCGCTCATACCCCTATTATACCCTATTTTGTAGACACATAAGAATTATCATTCAAAACGGTTACTTCAAAAAACCCGTCCAGTCTCTCCACCACCAGTCGGAGTGGTCTGTTTATTTTTGGAATAAGATGATTGTGAGTCACGGAGTCGTCCAGAAGTCTTACCACAGTGTCCCAACGTCCACCCTTGTAAAATTGGACTTCCACCCTCCGATAAACCTTCAGCCCTTCCTCCTTCGGTGTCCAATCCGAACAACTTGGGACACTCCAGAAATAGGTTTGGATCGAAGCCAACGACAGACACCCCACCACAAATCCAACAAATGACCCGATAGTAAACCAGATGACCCTCGTCCACGTTTTCTTCGTCATTTTTCTCTCCCTTCGATCTTGCGTTACAATATAATATATCAAGATTTTGCTAAAATATTGCTATAAGTTATTGAAATTATTACTCTTGAAAGAACGTATAAATATACAGGTCTTGCGAAAACTTTTGAACCTCGTCAATTATACGTTGTGTGTCTTATAACGCAAGAATATTATTGCGAAATTTTCCCCAGATTTTCACACCCTTTTGACATGTGTTATTTGATCTGGGAAATGGTGGAAAATTTACCATCGTGGGATACTCTCCAAGCACGATCTGCTATGTCAGCCAATTCGTCTTCGTGAGTAATTAGAATGAATTGAAGGCCCATTTCCTTCGAAAGGGTTTGAAGCATTTGACCCGTATCCCTCACATAATCACCTACAAATCGGAATGGTTCATCCGCAATCATCACATGGTCACTTTTCGGGTTTTTCATACTCCACAATACAATCCGAAGAGCAAAGGCTATGACGTCCAACATCCCACCACCAAGCTCGTTTTCAATATCATCGTACACAATGTCCCCTTCCGATACTGAAAACAAGCACTCCGATTTTCCGCGCTGAAGTTTGAACTCCATGTGAAACTCGAATGGCCGATCAAACACCGATTGGATAGCCGCTGTGACCAGGTTCTCTATCCGGAATTGAAACTGGGTCTGGGTTATCCTCATAACCTCGGACAGGATCCAACGGGCCTCTGTAGCATCATCCTTCTCTTGGGACAAAGTGGTGATATCCTCCTCGAACCTCTTTTTTTGATCCAGGAGCCCGTCCCGGAGTCCCGTCAGTCGCAAGTACCTTTCCTTCAGGGTAGCCATCAGCGCAACTCCGTCTCGATCTCTGTTAACAGGTCGTTCACTTCGTCCGCAAGTTCATCGGCCTGGTTCTGTTTCTTCTCGATCTCTGGAACGATGTTTATAATCCTCGTGCGGGCTTCCGCAATCGATTCGATTCCATACTTGTCCTTCAACACCCCCAAGATAGAGTTCAGCTCACCCTCCGTCCGGTTGACCATTGCCTTGATGTCCTCCACCGTCCCCCGGAAGTCAGCCAGCCTCTTTGAGTTGATATCGTTTGCGTTTGCTCTCTTGATCTTATCGTTCATCCCAAGCCCTCCATCGTCTTTTGTATCCTCAATCGAACAGATTCTGAAACATTGTTTTCCTTGTAGAACAGGAGCAGATTCTCCTTGAAGCTAACCTCCGGGGAGAATTCCGTTTGAACACCCCCAACAAACTCAGCCAGTCTGTCACGGGTATCCTGAGCAATATCCAAGTGAACCCTCGATAAAACCTTTTCAGAAGGATCACAGGTGAGGTCAATCCGTTCCAACGTGTTCTCGTATACGTCATATATCATAACATGGGGAATATGCTTAAAGTTGTAATCGGTAGCCTCAAACCGGAGCATTGGGCCCGTGTTAACCAATACCCTTTTCCCCGTATTCACCACAAATGCCCGGTGAATGTCTCCGCACAGGATAAGATCGAAACGGTGGAGACGGAGAAAACGGGAAGCTGAGGTGGTCTGTACTCCCACCAGTTCCTCGTCCGATATCGAACGGTGGGTGACCAGAATGTTAACATCTCTTTTATCCTTGATCTCTGGTACTTCTTGCCCCCAGGAAGATCCATACAAAGCCACCAGCCCGTCTCTCCCCTCGATATAGTGGGCTCTGGAATCCAACTCCCTTATTGCTCCCACCTTCGTCAGGATCCCAAAGTTGGTACCCTCGGAAGAAGTCTCGTTCATGTAAACATCGTGCTGGCCCCGAACTCCATACCACCTCACGTCCCGATACTCGGCAAACAACTCCAGAATCCAATAAAGGGTTGCCCACGATCTCGGTTTATGAAACAAATCGCCTGATTGGATGATCCCTGCGGCTTCTACCCGGCGTGCTATCTCGAAGACTTCCCGAAGTTTGTTCCATTGAACATCCGGCAGGTAGTCCAACCGCCCAACCGGATTATCCGGCCTCAGATGGATGTCACTCACCATAACCAACTTCATAACTCCTCCACGATCCTCTCAACCTCGTCCTTCGAAATATTCTTGCCGCAGGTTGGACACCTCCTTGCTTCCGTAAGAGCCCGGCCAAACTGGATCTTGGCATTGGACAACTCTTCCTTATCGTGATTCAGCTTATTTTCAGCTAGAAGACACTTGGTGATGTCGTCCGATAGATCGGTCAGGCCCCGGATATCGAGGCACACCTGCTCAAATCTAACAATGGTATCAATAACAGCCTTTACCTTGGGACTAACCAACCGAACAACCCGGTTGAGTTTAACGGCTTTTTGAAGGACAATTAACATCCGGGCAGAATTCTCGATATCATTCATCAGACCAGATACCTCTCCCAAGATACTATCCACCCGTTCAATCCTATCCTTTATGACGAGCTTGCGGGAAACCCGGTCATAATCTCCCACAAGCCTCTCCAACTCCTGCCTCTCCTGGTGTTGTCGGTTTATCCCCTCCTGAAGGAGAGATAGCCGCTTGATGGGCCGCTTCAACTTATCAAGTTTGGTATACTTTTCCAGACTAGCCTCAACTGACTCCAAGTCTTTGGTTCTCGTTATCAAGGAGTTGTTTGCGGTGTTAATCTCTCGTGTCAGTCTACTAATCCAGTCATACACTTCCTCGATCCGTATCACGGTGTTAATCTCGCGTGCTATCTCTCCGGGAGAGGATGTGACGAGGTAAGGAGTGTCCAGCTGATTTTGAATATTAATAGGATCAAAGTTGAGCTTGATCCGTACTTCCTCCGGGACATCTCTGTTCACCTTATCCCAAACACGATCTCCCATCTTGTAAGATTCTTTCTTGCTACTCTTCTCGTGAACTATAACAGTACCATCATCCTGCTCCAACTCCACCCTTGTAGGATTCTCCGCGCCAGCCGTATGGAAACGGAAGCCGGAAGGCCTATTCACCGCCAGCCACTTCAAGGCCCGTATGATAGCTGTCTTCCCTTTCTGACTCCGTCCTACAATGACATTTATCCCCGGATGGAATTCCAACTCTGTATATGTATGGCTCTGATAATTTTCAATCCGAAGTCTTTTCATCCTGTCCCCTCCGATTCAAGCGGTTGAATCGGCCTGTCTTAACTGAATCAAACTTCTGGATATGCTTTCTCATACCCTTCGAGTCCAAATGGCTCAGAAAGTCCTCCAGCCGGAAGAACAACAGGGTATTCCCAGGGCTCAACGTCCAAGTAACCTTCTTCACATAAGCAAATAAGGTTGCTCCCAACGTCTGTCTCATCAGACCCAATTCATAACTCGGTATAACAATTACATCAGCCCGCAGATGGCGCCTGAATATGAGCATAGGCACCCTTCCGCTCAACTCGGAATCCCTGAGACACTGATTCCAAAAGTCCATAAAGATAGGCTTTTCGGCCCGGCCATCTACCATGTCCAAGATATCCCAGTTGATCCGGGTAGAAGTTCCGGGGAGTTTGCGGGTGCTGTACCCCTTTTTACACTCTATGTTATACCGGGATACAAAGATATGACCGTCACCTTCCAGGCTTGTTATATCCCCACACTGGTTCCCGGCACCCTTTGTGGTCTTCCTCACTCGGTTTCGCCAGAAGGTATCTTCTCCACAGCCCCACCACTTCGACAGAACCCGGCATATCTCCCGCTCATAATCACTTCCCTTATCCCCTTTGCCCATCTTGTCTCCTTAGAACGGAACAAGCTCAAAAGCGTTGCTCCATTTATCAAAGTGATTTTTCAAGCTCTTAAACTCGAATCGATCAAACACCTTCTCAAAGTTCTCTACCATCAAAGGAGGAAACACCGGGAATTCCCGGATGCGTATCTCGTGCTTATGGGCAAACGGCAAAGCCACAAGATTGAGATTGCGGTTTATCAGATCCTCGTGGGCCCTGATCTTTTGATAAACTTTCCCCGTTACATCTAGTTGTTTCAGGATATATCTCAAGGCCAGAACCTCTCCCACCCGTTCCACCCCCTTCACGTTGTCACTTGAGCAACCTGCGATAGCCTTGACCATCGCCCACTTCCTCGGTTCTATCCCGAAGGCCTTGAAGAAGGTGTCCTTGGTCATCATCTTGCTATTCCGTATCGAGTAACAACGTGTTTCATATAGATAGGTTTTCTCCAGTAGTTGCCAAAGATCATTATCACTAGACACGATGACGTAATTATCCGGGAAACGTTGAACCACGTGGGCTATCAAGTCATCTGCCTCGTATCCAATCTGATAGTAAACGTTCTCAAAGCCCAGATCATAGAGCACTTCCGTCCGGAGTATCTTGGCCTGATCGAAAGCCCGTTGCCAAAAACTTGCTTCCTCCTCGGTCAGGTTCTTCCTCCGGTTGGCCTTGTACTCCGGGTTGACCTTTTTGCGGTAGTTATCCCGGCTGTCCCAACAAAACACAAACCGGGAAGTCTTGAACCTGTCCGCTAGAGATCGGATTTGTCTCAAGAATCCATATATGACTCCGGTTTCGTCTCTCTCAGTATTCATCTCCGGCATAGCAAACACGGTAGCTGAGACGAGGTTCATACAATCGATAACAAGGACATCCTTGTCCCTGTTCTTGTCCTTCCTTGACTCAGGAGGTTCAGCGTTCTTTTCCTCTTCTGTTCGTCTTGAACTTCTGTTCAATCTCTTCCCAGAGGTCAATGGTGTTTCTCCGAAGATCGTTTTCAAGTTTGGCTTCCTCCACTCTCAAGATAGCCTGGTCCATAGACTGATACCGCTTCTTGTCCGGGGTTTCATACATTGTATCCCCCGTCATATCCTTACAGAATTGAAGATTGCCACGGATATCGTCCACCCCATATTGGAACACAATAAATATATCGCATTCCCGGAAAGGATCGTCCACCGTGCTCTTCTTAATGAACACGTGGCTTTGTATCCCGATGACCTTGGACACTTCCTTACCGGAGGACAGCTTCACCTTCTTCTCAATCCTCTTAATCTGAGCCACCCTCATTCTCAACGAGGCATAGAAGGCTATGGCGTTGCCGCCCGGAGTAACCTCACCATATTCACCGTCCCTGACCTGGTTCGTTGCGGCTATGAGCCAATTCCGGTTTTTGATTATCCTTGCAGTTTTCCGCAACTCTTGAGAGAAGTCCTTGGCCCTCTTCATGCCCATCTTGTCACCCTTCTCCATCTCAAGTTCCGTACTTAAAGCCGCAAGGCTATCCACCCCAACAACATGGGTTATCTTCTTCCCCTTGTCAGGTGCATCCCAGCCCCGGATAGTCTTGAAAACCTGCTCCACGGTGTCAGGCATCGCATAGTTATTCTTATCAATAGTCATCCCATAAATCCGGGAATACTCCTTGTCCAAACGTCCCTCCGGATCAAGGAACAAAGCCTCACCCTTCCGACTCTGAGACGATGCACACAACTCTGCTAAGATGGCTGTCTTTCCCGATCCATAAGGACCATAAATCTCCGTGATGATTCCTCCGGGCACTCCTCCACCCCTTTTCCTACCCCCAGAGATCGAAAGATCAAGGAGAGTGGAACCTGTGGATAATAGGCCCTCATAGTTGATCTCGTCCTTTTTCCTATTTGTATATCCAGGGGACTCAATTGCCCCCTGGATATCCTCCACCGCTTCCTGAACTCGTCTTCGTAGTGGGCTCATTTACGTCCTCGACCACCTCTGTTTGCGTCCCTCTGTTCCCGTCTCTTCTTCTCGATCTCTTCCGACTCATCGGCGCACTTCGAGTACAGGGAACACTCCTCGCATTCTTTATACATGTCTATATCCAACCCAAAGTTCCCGCCCTCTACCGGACAGGTGTTCTTGGACTTCCGACTGGAGCCCTCCGATCCTCCCCGGCCCCGCTTTGTGGTCTCTTCTTCAACAGGCTTGTCTTCGTTTTCTGGCCTTGTCCTTCGGGATAGCCTACCACCACCCCTGGTCTCCTTGTCTGTCTCGGTGTCTTTCTCCGGTTCCTCTTCCCGGCCACGACCACGACCACGGCCACGGGTTTCGGGTTCCGGTTCCTCTTCACGGCTCCGGCCCCGGCTCCGGGTTTCGGGTTCTGGCTTCTCGTCTTCCCCAAAATACAAGTTTTCAATCTCCTTGTAAGTGAGGAGGGCTATCTGCTCATCCAAGATATAGGCCTGATCCAAAACATCATCCGTTATCTCGTAGTCACGGTCAAGGAATTTGTGTCCACCGATAGTCCGGAAATCGTCATCCGATACTTCAAAAGATATCGACTTGCCATCCTTGTCCGGAGAACAGAAGGATATAACGTCACCCGTCCTCGCATTCTTGGCAAGGGCCTGGAAAGCCTTTTCAGAATATCGATGGGACACTTCCCAAATCTGAATCCCCTTGTCCTCTTCCTTCTTGTTATCGTAACAGATGACGTTATACACACAACGTCTCTTGGGTGCGATGTCGCTGTAATCATCCCACTCCTCTCCCTTCCTCTTCCTCCTCTCGATATCCTCACACACCGGGCAAGGCTTCCCATAATTCTTTGCCGGGCAAACGATCCAAGCTTCACCTGGCCCTATGTTCTGGTGGACGTACAAATCGAGAACATAGACAGGTGTTCCCGGCTTGATCTGATACTTCGAAGAACCTGTGGGGAAGTTGGGCCCTGCCAAAAACGGGATTATGTCGATGATATGCGGATCGTCCTTTGTAACTCCGCACTTCCACATCGGCAAATCCGAGTCAGACAGAAAGTATTTCAGGAAGACATCGCCATCTTTTCTCTCATGGGATTCCTGTGTCCGTTTGGCCAACTCCTCCCGCATAGCACGCCTGTCATTTCTTGCCATCTGAACCTTCTCCTTTCCCTATTTTGGTCTGTAGTTTGATTCTGAAGTCTAGGTAGCTGTTTAACACTGCGCTGACCGTCAGCCTTATGAATATATACCAACCAAGGATAATACCCAGCGCGATGACAGCCTGTCTCATATACTCGTCAAACGTCATGCGCCTTCCTCCTTGTTCTTTCTCTTCATCATCCGGCTTCCCGATCTCTCCAACCCTTGTCGGACACCCTCCGTTGATTTGCTCTCCAATCCCTCTTTCGCCTCCTTCTTTATCCGTGGCTCAGCCCAGTATCCGGCTATCCACAGGTCAGCCAGTTTCACCAAGACGCTCTTGCGTTGGTCCACCGCATTCCGGGCTCCTTCGAGAACACGGACATGGTGGACCGCCTTCATATACTCGTCATTGACTTTCCGATATTCGTTGTCCGCCAGGATCGTATTTGATATAGCCGCTTCCGTGGGCTTCGTGAGCCCAGTCTCACCCTCTGGATCACTCCTGATGCGGTAGTCTATCTTGGAACGAGTGAGATCCAGCTTCTCCTTCTTCCGATCTCGAACATCCTGAGCATCTGCCAACAGCTCAGTATATTCCACCATCAATAGAGGCTGTCTCATCAACTCCCAATCCAACCGATCCTGATCAATAGCTATGTCCTCTTTCCAACCCATCGCCATTCTCCTTCGTCCCTATTATAGCTGGTTTAATTACTTCACCTTTGTCGCCAGGTAACAAGTATTTATCAACCCGGCTTTGCCGCTGTACATCCAGCTATCCAGGAACAGTTCTATGATACCTGAAAGCCTGTCCGAAGGCTTGTTCAACAACACCTTCGACAAGTAGCCCAGAACGGCATATCGCAGCCGTTCCGGATCGTCTATGTCCATCTGCTTGATTATCTTGGAAACCGTATCCCACTTGTTGCCGTTCATAAGAGACTGACAGAGGTCGGACAGACTAGCCTCAGCCCCTCCTGTCTTTATAAGCAACTCCAGGGCTGTCTCGTTATCCATATCAATTACCTGATCGAGCATAACGAGGGCCTGACGGGGAGAACCATCACTGAACTCTGCTATCTTTTGGATCACCCCTTCCTCGAATTCCACCTGCTCAAGTCCAAGTATCTTCTTAACCAACCGGGCTATTTTCTGACGCTGAAGAGCCGTGACCTGAAAAGTGGTACACCTTGTTCGAATAGTCTTCAATAGCTTATCCGGGTCAGTCGTACAAAGTAGAAAGTGAACGTATGATGGTGGCTCCTCTAGAATCTCCAGCATGGCGTTCTGCCACTCGTTGGTACTCTTGTGAACCTCGTTCAGGATGTAAACCTTCTTCTTGCCCCTCATCGGTTTCCAACGGGTATCCCCGATGATCTCCTTGGCCATATCGATCCCACGGAACTGACTGATGTTATGTTCCTTGATATCCGTCTCCTCTGCTCCTAGAAGACGGGCCACAATCCGGGCCAACGTGGTCTTCCCGCAACCACTGGGGCCTGTAAACAAGAACGTCCCCGGCACCCCTTTATCCCGTTCAAGCATAGTCTTCAGGGTGTCTACTGTTGCGTCATTCCCCACGATATCGTCAAGAGTAGAAGGCCTGTATTTCTTATCAAGTGAAAGCCGTTCTTTCTTCTCCTCCTCAGTTAATTTCTGCTTGACCATACTTCCTCCTTCGGTTTCTTGTCGAACCAACTTTTGCCCACAGGCACCAACTCCGTCTCAACGGTCAACGGAACGATCAACCATGAGAATTCATCCCGGATATCTTCCGTCATTATCCGGTCAACGGCAGCATCTACATATTCGAATTCTTCAGGCCAGAAGAACCATACCATACTGTCGTGGATCTGCCCCGGAATCTTGCTTTTCCAACCCTCTTCCTTTCTCAACTCATTGGCACGGATAAGAGACCACAAGAGACAGTGGAAGGCTGTGGCCTGAATAGGGGTGTTGATGATCTCGTTCTTGGTCATATAACCCCCGCGCCTATGACCAAAGAACGTTTCAATATACCCCCGGCGTGTATAGAAATCCTCTTGCCTCTCCTGCCATTCCCGGAACACAGGGAATCGTCTCCAAAATTTCTTCTCGCAGAGTTTTACATGGGCCTCAAAGTCTTTGTATCCCCGTATCCCCTGATCATAAAGATGGAGACGCAAGGGTGTCTCGTTGTCCGCCAGCACAAGGTGATCCGATTCTTCCCAGAGAGTGTTCGCGCATGACCGATAGTATGATATAGAATTCCGGGAAAACAAACCCGTTCTTGGTATGAAACCGGATCATCTTATGGACTTCCTCTGGCCTCAAGAAGAAGAGTTCAACGGCCTGAT